TTCAAATCCCTCCCTATCCACCACAAAGCCCTATTTTAGGGACTTTCAAAGCCTTTTAAAAAGATTACAAAAACCCTCCCTATCCTTCTTTTTTTGTATCAGATAAAATTTCATAACCCCAATCAATAAAATTGAAAGCTACTTCTTTAGCATATTCATAAATTTCTTCATTTGTTACATCATCAGAGACAAAAATAACATCTTCACATTCAGAGCCTTGTTTATCTGTTTTTATAAAAACCCTAATTTCTTTCATTTTTTTATCCTTATTTATAAATTGAGATACTTCTATCAAAATCTTGATAGTTTGATTCTATATAGCGAACATAAACATCATAAACCATTTGAGTGTTAGCGTGTCCTAGAAGTTGTGAGAGCTGAACAGGCGTTACAAGGTTGTTATAGAGCATATTTGTAGCATACGTGTGTCTCGTGTTGTATGGTCTTCTATATTCTAGTTTTAAGAGTTTAAGAAGCGGTAACCAGTGGTTCATTACGAAAGAGTGCGTGTCCCTATATGGTTCTTTGTATTGAGTGATAAAAAAATACTCATTATCGTGGAGATTGTATAGCTCATTTATAAAAGGCTCTAGTAACTCGATAATCGGAATCTCTCTTATACTTCCGTGTGTTTTTGGCGTACTTTCCCCAAATTTAGACCTTGTACGCTTTACATGGATGATTTTGTTTTTAATATCGATATCATTTTTTTTAAGTGCTATTATCTCTCCCGAGCGCATACCTGTATAAAAAGCGATTGCGATATAAAACTTGAAATTATTATCATAGCTATGATTCATGATTTGTTGCACTTCATCAGAGTTAAAAGGTTTGATGATAGGGCGATGATATTTCGGGAGCTTGACATGCTTTAGAGGATTTTTTGTAATTGCTTCATCAAAAAGAGCTTCTTGAAGTATGCCGTTAAGTACGCCCATGTAGTGGCGTTTACTCTTTGCGCCTACATCTTCTATGGAGTAGAGCCAGATTTTTATATCTGATGGTTTTATGTCTGCTATATCTTTGTCTTTAAAAAATGGATTGATTCTTGATTTTACGATGTTTGTGTATTTATCAAGAGTTGAGTTTTTTAACTCATGTTTTTTGAAGTCGAGATATAGAGATGAGTAATGAGAGAATTTAGTCATTTTTTAATGTCTCCTTGAGGCGACAATTTTAAATTAAACATATTTGTTTCATCATAGCAATCTTTACAATGAATTGCTAATCTATGTATAAGTGGATAGTGAACCACATACATATCTCTTAAATATCTCTTTTTACCAAAAGTTGCACAAATTCGTCTAGCAACAGATTTCATTAAAAAACCTCCTCAGCTTCAAATTTGTAGAAATTATCTTGATAAGCGGCTAGATTAACTTTTGGTTCGTCTAGTAAGCCTCTGTCAATCAAAATGTTTTTAGTGTATGCGTAGTGCTTCAAGTCGCACGTTTCAATATCTAAGTCCTCAAAGTACTCCCAGAGCTGTAAAGAGTTCATTTGATAAGGCATAGTTTTAGGTTTTTTGAGAGTATTTTTAAAGAAAACAAACGTTTCGCCATCTATGATTACGTCAATTTGTTTAGCGTCTTTGTCTTTGTAAATTGTTTCAAATTGCGATTCAAGGTATGATACATCATCAAGCTTATTAGCCCAGTTTACAGGTTTGCGAGTGTATATAGTGCCGTGTTCATTGTCAATACGTCTTATTTGTCTTGTTTGAGTGTCTATGTAAACGTTTACATCTTCCGAATTGTAGGCTTTTGTTAAGTCTATGAGAGTGTACATGCCGTTAAGTTTACGATACACCTCAAGAGATACAAAAGTGCGTGAAGTGTAGAATCTGCAAATACCGTGATAGAGATACCAGAGTGTAAGATTTGTGATTTTATCGCTATCTTCTCTTAAATCGTCAAGAGTTTTTAGAATGTATTTCATCAAGTAAGAGATAGGTAGATTGTACGTTTGTTTCTACTTTTGAGAGAGGAGCAGGAAAGAGACGATTAACTGCTTTAACGATTGGATCAACTTTATCGGCAGGAACAAATAAAGAAATGTGTAAGTGCGGTGTACCGTCTTTGTGAGGTTCGGTAACTCTTAAATATACTCTGTCGTCTTTTTCAATGCTTCTGTAGCTTCTATCGTCACGGAGTTTTTTAAACATTTCAGAAAGCTCAACAGATGCGTTACGAGGTGTATAAAAATACACTGTTTGCGAGAAATCAAGAACAGGCTCAAAAGTCAAACCGTTAAAATTTTGCTTTACGTGGCAGTTTAAGATTTTATAGCCTTTGATTGTAGTGATATATTTACGCCCAGCAAAAGATTTATTGCGTATAAGACGATTTTTAAATGTCTTTTTTGGGTGCCAGTGAGATGGAAGCGTCAATGTTATAAAAACATTTGAAAGCTTTTTTTCTTTTGCATAGTCAAAAATGCTCCAAGCTCTATGTTGCAGTTCAGCGATGTATCTATCTGCATTCATGTAGCTATTTGCCACGAAATCGGAGAAAGGAATGATTTTATTATCAAGATGGATGCCGTTACTGTACATAAAATCTTTATTTTTTAAGAGTTTTTCTTTGGATTTTTGTATCTGATACTTTGTTAAACCGTAGTTTGTCATGTTGTCACTTCCTATTTGAATTTATTTAAGCGTGTCCGCTAACTTTTTATAGATAGCCAAGCTCACAAATGGGCGGAAAAGCCCACTGATGGCACATTTACCGTATTACCTCTATAGCTATTGAGATATTTGAAACTTTGTTGTCAGAGGCTTTATATTTAAAGATTTCGCCCAAGAAAGGGATATTAGAAACATAAGGTACACTGTAGTCAGATGTTTTTGTTTTTGTCTGCTTGATACCACTAAGGATGAGAACTTGACCATATTGCAGATTAGTATTTGATTTTAAAAAACGTTTGTAGGTAGTAGGTGCATCATCAACGATACTTAGAACATCTTCTACAGTCAGATTCAAATCAAGATTTACAAAAGCGTTATTTATGTGAGGTGTGCCGCTGATTTTTAAACCGACATCTTTGTACTCCGTTTTGGTCTGCTCAGAGTTTATAGTTGATTGTGTAGTGGTTTCAGAGGTTTTGTAAGGTATGTTGGTAACCGCTTGAAAATCAAAGGCTAAACCATCTTGAACGAGTATGAAAGGATTTTGATTGATATCAAGTTTAGAGTTTTGTTTATAGAACTGTAAAGCACTATAGAAATGGCTACTCTCAAAAACTAATTTGTTACTCTCAAGAGGATTTAGAAGAGCTTTTAAGACTGAATTTGTACCACTAGAAGCGGTGGAAGAGGCAAAATTAATACCGATGTTTTGTATATCATCATCACTTATCTCAATGATTGTAAATTTAAGCGTAACTTGTTTTGGCTGAACATCTATACTCTGAATATCTTTAGCAATAGAGCCGATTTGGGCAGGATAGCTATATAAAAAAACACGATTAGAAGAAGCGACATACTCAAAATCAATTTTTTTAAATTTCAAATATTTGGAGACATCATCTATTGAGTTATATTTTAAATCAATAGGAAAAACGTACGTTTCACGTTCCGGGTACTTCTCAAGATAATATACATCTCCCTTTTTAAGAAGTTCATAACCCAATTTATGAAGAGAAATTTTAAACATTTGAAAGTAATCATCAGGCTTTATATCCTCAGGAACGAACAAGGAGACGTTTGTAGATATATTATCATCAACGTAAATGTTGATGTTATTATGAAGAGAAAGAAGCTCTGCAAAATCTAAGAGTGGTATCTCCTTTTCAATTTCAGCGTGTAGGAACTGGAACTGGAGAACCAAGAAGAGAGTTATCAGGTATTTGTAAATCATTGTTAAAGCCTTTTGTTTGGGATAAGAAAGTATAAAAATCTTGACTAGATTGTAGATAGTATCTAGTGAAAGATTTTGAAAGAGGGTAAACATATAGAGAGGTTATATCTTTGGTATTGATAAACTTTTTTAGAAGTTGCGGAGGAATAGAGATAACATCATTTACACAGATAGAAGAAGAGCAGTTAAGAACAAAAAATCTTTTTTCGGTGTACTCTTGAGTAGAAGATACAGATAATGAAGTGGGAGAGATAACATGTTGTGTCAAAGAAGTAGGATAAGTAATCTTTTGAGTTTGTGAAGAACTAGAATCAGTTTTTTTTTCATTTGAAGAAGTTAATGAATGAGTAAAATATGAAAAAATAACAATAGCCAATATTAAAAAAACAAATGCACCGAAAAGAATTTTTAAAATGACATTAGAAGTGTTTATGCTGTCGCCACTTTGATAAAGCTCAAAAACTTCACTACTCCTTTTTACTTTTACTACACCACTCTTACTAGCAGAATTTAAACGAGAGCTACAAAAAACACTATAATAAAAAAACCTCTTATCTAAAGTGAGAGAAGCAGGACGAGCCTCATAAAAAAACTCTGAAAATGATTTGTATTTAGTTTCAATAAGTGCAAGATTTTGAGTGATAAGAATAATTTCATGAAAAATATGTCTATGATAAGAGAGCCACCAAACCAAAACAGTACTACGAGTTGCAAAGAAATTGTGAGCCTCATCTATTACAAAAAGAGCGTTTAAAAGATTGAACTCTCTGCATTTTTCGATAAGCTCCTCATCTGTAGCTTTAGACTTATAAAGTCTATGAAGTTCGCCTAAATGCTCTTTTAGAAGAGTAAAATCAAGAGGATATACATTTTTGACTTTATCAAAATTAAACTCATTGATATTTGTGTAACAGATGTCATATTTGAATTTTTTATCTTTTTTAGCGTTAGGAGAGATAGAAAAATTATTAAAAATCTTATCTACAGCATAATAACTTTTGCCAGAACCAGGACGACCAAGAAGAAAAGTTATCATTTTGCAAAACTTATCGCTTGCTTAGCTACAAATGAGCTTACTATGATAGTCATCATTACAGAGAGACCATCAAGAATGCCAAATTGACAGATTAACGGCTGAAACAAGGATGGAATAGAATTTATAGAAATTTTATTCAAAAAGAAATCAACAAAGAAATAGACAACTGCCATAAATGGAATAAACAAAGCAGCTTTTATTAAATAATCCATTAATCGCCTCCTTTAAATGCAAATAAAACACCAATAAGAGTAAAAGAAAAAATAACAAAAGCCTTAATAGCAGACATAGGCAATAAATCAATCATAGATTGAGATAAAATAGTTATATGTTTGCCGTAAAGATTAAAACTTATAGGCTGAAGAGATGAGCAAGGCTTTGTATAATCAATTTGATATCTATTTAAAATATCACTAATTGCATCTGAAAGAAAATCTAAATTGCCAGTTGTATTTGAATCGCCAGAACCACCACCGCCACCACCAGAACCGCCAGTGGAATTTGAATCGCCAGTACCAGTACCCGTACCAGTGGAATTTGAATCGCCAGAAGTAGAACCACCACCATCTCCACCAGTTGTTGTTGTAGTTGTACCAGAACCACCACCAGTTGAATTTGAATCGCCACCGCCATTATCTCCACCACCAGTTGAATTTGAATCGCCACCGCCATTATCTCCACCGCCTCCAGTAGAGTTTGAATCGCCACCGCCATTATCTCCACCGCCTCCAGTAGAGTTTGAATCAGGAGTAGATGTATCACAAGAAACTTGCTGACGACCGACCTCTGTGCCATTGCAATAAAAATGAATATAACACATCTTGCCAGATGGACCATCGGAAGCACCAAAAGAAGTGGAAGTACTACCAGAACAAGGAGGAGAGGACGGAATTTGACAAGAACCGTTAACTATAGCAGTATGAGGAGGACAGGGAGTAGTGGAACCATAACATTTACTCTCACAAGATGACCAAGAAACATCGCCTATATAACCTAAAAGACCATCACTAACAACAATATCGGGATTAGTCAAAATACAATCTGAATGTTGAGTTACGGGAGGAGATAATAAAATAGGATAATTTGGAAGAGGGTTACACTTACATGTACAAGTCTGCTCATCAAAAGTTTGACCGACAGGGCAACCGCCAGAGGGTTGGATACATTGCCAAGAAGCTTCATATAAAATTTCTTTATCGTAATCCCATCCACAAATATCATTGTCGCCATTTTCAATAATTCCATCAATACGACCATTTAAAATAGTTTCTGTAATCTTACAAGTTTGAAAAGAAATATTTTCAGGGAAAACGAAAGGAGAATCCGGGTTATTACAATTAAATAAAAAAGGACTAATTTCAATAGCTAAAGGAGAATTGATAAAATTACCAGGCTGAGAGCAATAAACAAAATCATTGTCAATATATGAAATTATTAATCGTACAGACGAATGAGAACCCCCAAAAACAGAAGAAACAAAAAAAACTAAAAGAAAAATAACTTTTTTCATTTTAATGTCTCAAGAGTGCAAGTGCGCCAAAGAGAGGGGCTAGAGTTGCAGTCATGTATATTAGAATCGTTGCGAAGTAGTTTATTACCGTCATGTCTGTTATTTCGATGAGTGTCATCTTTTACCGCCTACCGATACGAAAATTTGAGTAGAGAAGAACATGAAAACAGCTCCGAAGATTAAGCCGATGAGACCTAAGAGAAAGTTGTATTCTGTTTCTTGCATTCCAAGAATGTATGAAGCGTTTGGTTTACACTGATTCGTTGAAGAATCGTAGATATAATTAGGGCGGATTGTGTCATAGTAGGTTTTAGAAGTGGAGCTATACCAAGTGTTATTATCAGAGCGGAGATAATAGATAGAGCCTGTTTTTATGTAAAAATCTTCTATACAGTAACCAACACCGCCAAGAAGCATTGAAGCATTGAGAGAGACATTTAAAAAGATTATAAAAGATAATGTTTTTAGATATTTCATTTGTCACTTCCTTTTTTTGATTTCGTTTTAAATCCCAGAAACTCTGGGGGAGTTAGTGAGATTTAAGTAAAATTAGAGCTTTGTTTATACCGTACAAGATAACAAGAGCAACTACAAGAACACCGAAAACGGCAGATATGTTGTCAAGGTATAGTGTAGGAAGCGTCATGTTTAGCGAAGAAGAGTCATAGCTTTTCTAAGACCAAAGATAACACCTGCGGCAACTACTACAACACCAGCAACTGTCATGAAATCAGTTGTATCAATTGCAGGAACTGTTAAAGCGGCTTGTGCTGAAGTAGTAGCAACAAGAACACCAACGGCAACTAAACCAGCTCTAACACTGTTTGACATCTTTTTCATAAGAACCCCTTTTAAGGAAAATTTTGTTTTTCGGCATACTCTTAACCGCTTAAGCGACCCGAATTTTTGAGAGGATTGAATCTCTCTCATCCCTTAAAGAATCTAACAAATCATCATCTTCACAAGTGTAGGCAAGGCGATTAATGCGAAACTGCAAATCACGCAAAACTTCTACAAGAGGTTGATTTGTTTGTCTCATCCCTAACGCCTTTCAGTTGTTGCCCCTATTTTTTAAAAAATAGTGGTTAAATATCTACTTAGTAACTGGTTTAACAGTTTTTGATTTTTCAAATTTGCTATAATCAAGCGGGTTTTTTTCAAGAACGAGAACAGGCATTGAGCGGTCTGGGTAAGTTTTTACACCGTACTGGTCAACTTTCATAACGTATGGAAGCGCAACGGTTGAGCCTATTTTTTCTCTTAGTTCTTCATAGTAATCCTCATCAGTTGTAACAGTCTCAACTGTAAACTTTTTATAACCTTGCTCGTCCAAGCCTTGAAACATCACTGTTATCTCAGTGTTGTAGTTCATTTTAGAGGTTTTTTTGTCCTCGTATTCAGTCGGTTTTACTTCCATAAGTTGCCCGATAAGATGTAATGTAGCCATTGTGTCACTCCTCAGTGTTTTTGTATTTTTTACTTAACTACTGTCATAATTAAGTACTAAGAACATAAAGTGGATTTTTCTATTAAACAAGGTAATATTACATGACCCGATTTCTAGGGGATTGAAACTTTATACTCTAAGTACCTAACAAATCACTTTTAATTTTTAGTGCGATTAATCAAATAGCTCAGGATGAGCATCCATAAAATCAACAATTTGAGAATTAACTTCTAAATATTCATCATGGACAGATAAAAACTCGTCATACTTTGGATGAGAGCTACTATCATCAAAATTTTCAAAATCATATACGCCAGAAACACCCTCCGGATCAATTTCATAAGCTAGATTTTTAAGTTCATCGCGTAATTCATCAAGATGTTCGAGAGCCGATTCATAATCTTCCATAGTGTTAATCATAAAAAAATCCTTAAATAAAGTTATCACTTTTACTTTTTACCCGCCAGAAGTGACTGAGGCGGAGAGAGTGGCTTTTAACGTCTTCTACCTCAAGGGACGTGATATCAACGACTTACACCAAACTCATTGCAATGTTACGTGGTTGCGTAGCTTTTAATAAACGACTTATAGTAACGGCAGACGTGGAAGCGTTATTTTTAACTATTAAGTGATTTTTTGATATTATTGGAGCAGAAGTGACACTACATCCATCTTTTAAACTATTTACATGAAATAGCTCTTGATTCTGAATTTTAGGAGAAAGAGGGTTTTTTGTATTTACTTGCATTTTGTCACTTCCTTTAAATGTTATATTAGTTTACATTTACAGTGGTAATAGTAATCTATAATAACTTTAATAAAACTTAAATGCAATACAATATGCAATTAAATTAACAAATTTAATTAAAAAGGACAACTATTATGACAAAAGAAGAGTTAGCAACGATTCTAGGAACAACAAGACAAAATCTAAGCAAATGGGAAAAAGAAAGACCAGACTTAGTGAGATTAATAAATCAAGGGTTAGCACTTGATGAGAGCATAGAAGAGACAAAGCGACATTTGGAGAGATTAGAACAAATCAAAAAAGATGCTAGTAATGGCAAATTTAAATTAAAGTAAGGAGTGGAAATGAAGTGTGAGAGATGCGGTAAAGAGTACTGGACTAGAGAGTGTATGCACTGCAAAAATAGTTACAACGAAAACGATTTACAAAATATGGGAATTAGAAGCAGTAAAAAAGCATATCTTCACATCATAATAACTTTAGCAGTAGTATCAATCGCATTGATTTTAGGTTATAGAGAATACAAAGCATATAAATATGAACAAGCAATTATAAAATATGCCAACGCAATGGGAATAGAGGGAAAAGACACAGAGGAACTTTTAGAAAATAGTACAAAAATGGTAAAAGAAGCGAACGAAAAATTAGACAAGGTAAATAAAGAAAGCAATGAAGCAATAAATAAAATACAAAAAGGTTATATGGAAATGGATAATTTACTAAAAAAAAGATATCAAGAAGAACAAACAAAACAGCAAAAGAGATACGAACCAACACCACAACCAAAACAAGAAGAGGTTAAGCCAAACACTGCTTTTAAACCACAAGAGCCAAGCATAAGCAACATACAACCTATACAACAAAACTATAATCAAAACATACCAAGATATACACCTCCAAAGCCTATGAAAATGTATCCAAGATACTCAGCTGCAAAATTAGTATCAGATTCAAAAATAGAAAGAATGAAAGACAATAGACTAAAAGCAAATATGCCAATATTTGGAAGATACATAGATAGACCAATAGTAACTCTTGAATGCGGAAAAAATGAAAGAGTGTATCAAATAGTGAACGAATGCACAGGGACAGTTTTTCCACTAGAAAAAATCTATTTTAAAGAAAGCAACAAAAAAAGCATAATGAATCATGATATGAAAACGCACATGGTAGAGTGTGCATACAATCAGGAACATGGAATAATGCATGATTGTAGTGTGAAGTTGATAGGGGTAAGGTAGAGCATAGACAAAAAAAAAGGCTAAAGCCGAAGCTCTAGCCCTTACTTCCATAGTCTGGTAATCAGTCAGACGGATTTATTTGTTCTACAAAAAGAAGTATATCATAGAAAGATAAATATTTGATTTTTTATTTTATGGTACAATTACAGCAGTGGAGTGAGAGCATAAGCTCCCACATTTTAATATAACGGTTGGGCTAGAACCATTAAAACCACTACTATAAGAAGTAACTTCACACTGTATCTCCCCTCTTGGAGATACCCACACATCCAAATCCCTAATCTTACAATTAACACCCATAAGCCAAAAAGATAATACAGTGCTTGTACACTGAAATTATAGCTAAATTGCAAAAAGAGGGGTAAGAATTTTTCAAATCCCTCCCTATCCACCACAAAGCCCTATTTTATGGACTTTCAAAGCCTTTTAAAAA